AGCATTTACAGTTATTAATGGCTATAGAGAAGAGAACCAAGAAGAAAATACAATAACAACGTGGGTACATATTGCTTATGGCTCTTTGCAAGTTGAAGACAAAGAAAATATAAAAATATTATTGGGAAGGAAAGACATTGACCTTTACAAGAAATATTTCGGGGAGGTGGAAGAAGGATGATGAATTATTTTTTATACAGTATTGGGAATGATGTCCGTTCATGTGAAAAAGAAGAGTATATTCCAAGAGATGCTACTGGAATACTTAAAGTACAAAATGGAGAAGTATTTTCAAAGGAAAACGGAGAATGGAAAAAGTTATCCATGCTATACGCACAAATAAGTGATAACAAGGATAGTCTTCCCGAATCCCCCATTGATGTAGCGTCTATGCTTATCAATGCCACAGTAACTAACGAACTACCGACTGAGAAAATTCCACTGTCTTCATTATTGGAGCAGAAAACATGGGAAATTCCAAAATACAACATTCTACAGTTGGAAGAGATTGCGAAACACCTCCTTCTCTACTGTGAAACTAAAAGAAAGGGGTGAGAAGATGTCTTTAGTAAAAATCACAAACCCCAACCCCAATGATTGGCTCGGCACAAAATATTTCATTGATGGAAATGAAGTTCCGAGAGTAAGATCAATAGATTTTCATGTAGCTGTAGATGAAATTCCAGTATTTGAGTTTGAAATGATGGCTGTCCCAGACATTGAAATGGAGTGCTTGGCACAAATCGGTGTCACTTCTCAATCAATTACTGATGCAATTTGTGTTTTAAGGCACGAACTGTTACAACATGGAGAAATTTACAATGGCTTCAAATCAAGCCTAAAATCGGCTTTAGAATCCTACAATTACTGTGGAATGCCATTTGAGCCAGAGGAAGAAATTGCAGAAAAAATTCTGGACTTCTTAATCGGGGAGGAAAAAAACAATGAATGCACTTAATGTAATTGGAGTCGCATCAAATCTTTCGTTCTTCGTAATTGTTATTGCTGGAATTTTGGCAACGCTTGAAGATACGAAAATTAATTCACTACAAATGCTTTTCTACATACTGTTAGAAATGGTGTTTGGACTGAACATATTCTTAATTTGCACGAGGTGATAGATGTATTTACCGGTTCCAATTGGAATTATCCCGATTGAGTTAATCGAGAGGGTTAAATTCATAAAAGCACCGCTTCGGCTTAATCCATGTAGGCTTGGGAAAGCCTATGAAAGCGATAAGTCGAGACATCCAGAGTAGCGGAGACTCTTATTTTATTACTTGTTTAGCTTAATATCACGACTTCCCCGGTTTTAATGGTGCGCCGGGGTTGTGATGGGCTATCGCCAAACGGTTAAGGCATAGCACTTTGACTGCTATATTTGCTGGTTCGAATCCAGCTAGCCCAGTTTGCGGTTTCGCTAATTCCGCAAGTGTTCTTTTTTAACTCCGGTCTTCTAGCCCAACGGGGCTGATTAAAGGGGCTTCAAATGTCCCGGAAGACTTTCTGAAATCCAAAAGCGTTTCAGAAAACCTTTGTTGCAGCTGGCGGTCAAGAACTGCAACAGTGCCGGATTGTTTGTCATGGCGGTCAAATAATTCGGTATCTTAGGAAGCTTAGTTCAGCGGTAAGAGCAACGGCCTCATAAGCCGTAAGTCCTGGGTCCGAATCCCAGAGCTTCCATTTCTTCTAAATGCCATTCATCCGTAATATGGGTGGAAAAAACTTCCAGTTGAGCGTGTGGATTAGGTAAATTTATAGGTGCGATACGGCGTAGCCTAAATGGATCTGATTTCCCGGCTGGTATATCTCGGAGTTAAAAACATTAACGCAGCGCACGTTAATAAAAGGAGTTTTCAAGAGATGCCGTTCAAAGACGCATAAAAATATCCAGTGAATCTACAGCACTAAAACTTGTAGATAGTGGAAAGCATAACACGATAAACCTATTGCTAACCCGGTTTTTCCGGGTTCCGGCAGGATAGAGAAGTGGAATCTCGCATGGCTCATATCCATGGAAACGGCGGTTCGAATCCGTCTCCTGCAATTCTATCTACCAAGTGTAGATAGGAAATCTGACTTTAGCATAGCTATTGTTAGTTCTTGCACATAAATGCGGATTTGTTTGTGTGCGTTCGTGCAGGCATATAGACGCAACTCACTAGCGATCTTGTGCAAAAACTTTTTAGAGAGATAAGACCAATGCCCGTGAGGAGTGATAGTCGGGGATTCTAAAAAAATCATCTTGTTTAGCGTTTGAGGATGAAAAAGAAACATAGCTCAGTGGTAGAGCAATGATATCCAATATCATGTGACACAGGTTCGATTCCTGTTGTTTCTATCTGGCAAATTGCCATTGCCAGAAGTTGCATTTTCCCCCTTAAAGTTCCAGTGTTTCTCGTTGGGAGATTTATGCCGTTCAAGTCGGAGCACTGGATTTTCCTAAATCGAGGTAAATTATGAAAGAAAAAATGTTGTAAGAATTGCAAAAAGCATGATGACTTCACATGGGTTTGCTTCAACGGTGACAGTGAATATTGTGCAGACTTTACGAAACCAGAGTGTTGTTGTGAGTTTTGGGAGAGAAAAGAAGATGGAAGTATGCGGTAAAGAAATAAAAGACGAATGCTCCAAGTGCGGGAATATCCTTGAATGTGAACTGTTTAGACAAGGACATGGCATAAAACAGGAACGTGAAAACATAGCTAAAATGATTGCCTGTCAGATGAAGCATAGGGAGAAGAGGGAATTTGAATGCTAGATTTACTTGATAAACGCAATTGTCCTGTTTGCGGTGGAATGTTGAAATGTGAAAATTCCGATTACGCAAAACCTTTTAGAGAAAAAGAACTCTTTTTAAATGTGACATGGCAATGCACTAATTGTGGCGCTGAATATACTGCAAAACTTGAATTAACTCCAAACGGATATGAGGTGCAAGACCGTGAAGCACATATTGATGTAGAGGATAATTTTTCAGCCGAAAAATTTATGCTTGGAAGAAACAATTTTCGAAGACAGAGGTGGTAAATATGAAATTTGAGGATATGGCAAACTGGACAGAAGAACAGTTGAAAAATGAAGTTGTTCGTTTTGCTGATGAATGCGAGAAAAAACAGCATATAATCCTGGACTATAAAGCTTTATCGGAGACACTTAACCAAAAGCTTCTTGAAAATGATAACTGGAAGATTCCGATTGATGGAATTGAAAATGTAGATACTGGTCATCCATCTATAGAATGGTATGAACAACGACACCAGGATGACTGTATTAGAATCAACGAGTTAACTGTTACTGTTGACACATTGGTTGACCGATACGCTAATTTAAGGAAAAACAAAGGGATGTGCTGATATGGGTGAAAAGGAAGAATTAAAGCATTTCTTTACATGTAATGGAAAAGTTATTGAAACAATACCAGAGATTTCAATTTCGGATGGTGCTGTTATCGAAGGTGGTATTCTTCACAAAAATGAGGATGGCACACTTTGTAGCATAGGAAAGCCGTTAAGTATTGAACTTGAATTTAAATTAAGTAATGAACTATTTTGGACACTAGTTGCCCTAAATCGAATAAACCAGAACAATTTCCGTAAAATACATGGGATTCCGAAGCGGAGGAAAATTAATGGATCAAGAAAAAATAAGCATTGAAGAAGCCATGAAAATTGGTTTTAAGAAAATACCAAATAACTGCTTAAAAATGAATAAAAAGCCAAAATTTAGACAAATTGCTGGAAGAAAAGGGAAACGGAAATTTGATAATGTTTTTAAATCTGTTGCGCGGCGAATGATAAAAAGGGCAGCCAAAGAGGGAAGACCAATAAAGCATAAAAGAAATAGAAAGGTAAATAAATGAGCATTAAGTCAGCATTAGAATCCGAAGGAATAGATTTTTCTGAATACATGAACCCACCCGAACCGTGGAATGGACAGGCATTATTGAGGAATATCAATGGAGTGAAATACGCCTGTTGCCCTTTTTGCGAAAAGAAAGCACTTCTGATTAGTCCAGAAACAAAAATTAGGCATCTTAAATTGAAGTGCAAGGGAAGTAACTGCAAGAAAGAGTTTGAGGTGAATGTATGAGAATTGTGGTTAAAAGGATTCCGATTGAGATCATCGAACTTGGAATAGAAACATATGCGCAGATTGATATCGAGGAAATTCTTCTTATATCTTATCCGCCAATTACAAAGACCGTTTTAAAATTTTATACTGAGTACATTGCGTTTGAATTCCAAAAGGAATATTCAGTAAAAATAAAAAATGATGATGCAGTGATAAAATGTTATAGGGGAAACACTTTGAACACTTTCATTCAGAAAGACGCAGGTGAAAGAACTGTTGCTGAATGGCGCAAGGTTATATCGCGTTCAAAAAACACTCCGTACATTGTTAGAACTATTAATTCTATAAAAGTGCCTGATGAAGATGCTATTAAAGCGATTGCAAGTGATGCGACAGAACTTCAAAAGACTAAACCTGTGGAACTGGACGAACTTTCGGAAGAAACCAAGTTTAGAATTTATAAATTAATTGTAAATGAAATTGGAAAGCATTTTTACAATTGCGAGATGCGTATGTCATATAAAGACTTTATACTTGTTGAGGATTGCATCAGAAAAGTTTTGCAAGGAGAACAAGATGAACACAAAACGGATTAAATGTATTTTGACAGGTGGATGCAAGTTCAAAAGTTCGGATACAGAATCGAAATGCAATGATAAAGAAAAGACTTGCACCATTACAGAAACTTGCTACAAATGTGGGAAGAAGTACACTGCCGTATTTACCTACAAACAATTAGGGATTCCAGTGAGGTGAATGTATGAATTGGTTTAAAGAAAAATGTTCCCACCTATATGAGGAAATTGGGAAATGCTATGACAGAATAGATTACGGAAATGGTACTCATATAAATGCTTATATTGTAAAAAAATGCAAAATATGCGGAAATATTACAGCCAAGACTGTATATTCAAATGAATTTACAAGGTATACATCTCCTGTAAGAGTTGATGATTGTGTAAAAAAACTGATAGCTAAAGGATATGTTGACAAGGTTGATTTCTTTTTGGAACACGAAAATGATAATATACCGTGGAAATAAATGGAGGTCTATTGAGTGAAGAAGGCAAGAAAAATATGTTGGATAATTGCGAATTTTATTATATTCAAGTGGGTAGCAGATTATTTGATAGCCACAATTCAAATAATGGTTGAAAATCATTGGGGATTTTCGGCAGTACCATTACTGTTTATGGCAGTATTCGCAGAGTGGAAAGTAATTGAAAATATTTTTTCAGAATTAAAAAGATGATTTTATCAAGAAAGGATATGTATGACAAAACAAGAAGCCGTAGTAATTGAAACCTATACAGGAATTTGTATGCTTACAGGGGATGACCGAAAACTTGCATACGAATACGCAGAAAAACTTTTAGGTCATCCGATATATACACATGAATTCCCGAAGTATGCTGATAAGTTGAAAGAACTTAGCAAGCCAGATTTTATTGAAATTTGTAGAAAGTTAGGTGATTGAATGAATCCAGTATTTATATTTCTAGTGATATGTGGAGCGGCAGTAGTATGGTTCCTGCTTTACAAATTATTTCAACCACTAGGTAAATTATTGAACCACATTGGCAGAAATGCTATTGATGAGTTAAATAAAGACGAAAGTCAAAAAGAGGAGGATAATAAATGAAAAAAGGACTTTTAGGTGGAATTGGATTAGCTGTTGTAATCATTGCAGGACTTATATGTGTTGCAAAGTGCAGTGTGAGAGTTCCGGCTGGTTACATTGCGGTAGAGTACAAAATGAACGGAGGAATCTCTAAGAATGTACTTACACAAGGATGGCATTTGATTTCACCTACAGTAAAAACTTCACTGTATTCCGTTGGAATCGAGCAGTCTTATCTTACATCTGAGGATAAGGGCGATTCTCCAAAAGATGAAAGCTTCAAGACACCAACAGCAGATGGTAAATCGCTTCAAGTTGACCTTGAATTTTCTTATAAATTCGATCAAAATAGAGTTACCGATGTGTTTACTCAGTTCAAAGGTCAATCAGGAGAATCCGTAAAAAACACCTTTATCAAGCCTAAGATGAAAGCGTGGACGCAGGAAGTAACAGCAAAGTATCCAGTAACAGATGTTTTCGGTGATAAACGCCAGGAACTGAATGAAGCACTTGACGAATATCTTAAGCAGAAGTTTGAGCCATACGGAATTATTATTGATACAGTAAACTTTACTTCCATTTCCACTGATGATGAAACACAGGCTGCAATTCAGAAGAAAGTGAACGCTCAACAGGAGCTTGAACTTGCTAACATTGAAGCTAAAACAGCAAAAGTACAAGCTGATAAAGATAAAGAAGTTGCACTGATTGCTGCTGAACAGGAAAAGGAGAAAGCATCTATCCAAGCGGAACAGGCCAAAATTGATGCAGAAGGTAAAGCTGAAGCTATTAAGATTAAAGCAGAAGCTGAAGCAGAAGCAAATAGAAAAATCGCAGAATCTCTTACTCCCGAACTGATTGAAAAACAGAAAATTGATAAATGGAATGGTGAAGTACCAAAGATTCAAGGAGGTAACACTTCTACAATCGTAGATACAAGAGATATGACAGCTGATGAGAATGCTGAATAATAAGTAAACCAGTCAAGAGAGCCACATGAGAGCCAGACTAAATCCTAAAAAGAAAGGAGGTCTGGCTCTATTTTTATGGGAAAAATTACAGAAGGCTCGCTCGAATGGTATCGGACAGTCCTAAATCAGATTATCAGTAGTGACATGACAATCTATCAAAATCAAAAAGATTGCCTTGATTTGCTCTTAAATATGAATATTGACCTTCCTTTCAACGAGAATCAAGAAGCACGGAAAATGGCTATGAAAGTAAGTCAATACTCACATAACATAGCAGAGAAGTGTGCTGCATTAACTGGAAGTGGTAATTTTGACGATATCTATTGGCAGTATTTGCTACTGGAAGCACCACATTTATTTGAAAGTTACTTGCTTTATATGGAGAAAAATAGACCGGACAGCAAGAAATTTTATATTCCACGAAAAAAAACACTACATGTGGTAGCCAAAGACCTACAAGATTTG